TTGAATGATGGGCTTCGGGAAACTCTCATCCTTTGTTCTTATGTTATACAAAGACTGCCTAGTCATCGACAGGGCTGAACATAAATCCTTTATGGAAATCAGTTCGTCTATTGTTGATACCCCTTTTTCCATCTCTCAAACTCCTCGGTTATCTTTTTAAATTTTTCTCTGGCCTCAGAATTATTCCTAAGGTCTGTACGCGATTGTATCTCCAGCTTTGCTCTCATGGTGTTGGCGATACTCTCCTCCGTGTTATCCTCTGCCCCGATAAATATGCCAAAGTCTTCGTTACGGCATAGCATCCCTGCGCTTGATATCATTTTCTTTATTTCGCGCTCCTGCTCAGGCACAACAGGCTCTTCTTGGTCATTTAGCTTTACCATCGCCACCATGTATCTGGAGCCAACCCAATCAGTGTGTAGGCTAGGTGGGCATTCATTGGGATGCAAAGACAACCTTAGAGTGATGCCGTTTCTGTCTTGAGACATAGATATCTTCACTGCCTCAAAGTTAACAGCCGCGTCTCTAACCTCATTCATCTTTCCATCCTCATCTGATTTTGCTTTGGCTTACCAGTGTCCACTGTATTGTTAAGCTCTCTCAGTCCACTTATAGCTTGCCTAACGACTGACTCTTTTGAAGAGTACATAGAGTTGTGCCGTGAGTTATGAGAGACCAAGCTTATCCATTTGCTTTTCCCATGAAAATTACCACGCTTTGCGTTGGTGTAAAGCCTAGTGCTTCTAGGGTTCTTTCTTTTGTCTTTTGCAAACTCTTCATATAGTTTGAAATTAATTACCCTATCGTTTAATTCGCTCAGACTTTGAGAAAACTCTTCGATAGTCATATCCGCAGCATTTGTCATGCTTATCTCCTCACTTTATATCTTGTAGTTCGCTTTCAAGAGCGTGGATAACTATCGATATTTTTGAAAGCATATCGTGTTCAGTCTCCACTTTATCAACTCGCGTGTTCTTCCTAAATTCATCTGGTAGGTTTTCTATTTGATGCTTCAGATCATAAGCAACACAAAGGCTCTCATCCATTAAACTTCTCCCAATTTAATCTAGCCCATTCTTTGGGATCAACACCCTGTAAATCCCACCAAGTCCTTTCATCACCAAAGTGATGTAGCTTCATGTGACAGGAGTGGCACAGAGGAACACACCAATTGTCTCCTACTTTCATGCCCATAGCGTTAGGCTCTGCGAACATGATATGGTGTGCCTCTGCACCGTATCCACAAACCAAGCAAGGCGAACCTCGCAAGGTCTTTAGATACTTCTGGGATCGAACCCTAGAACTCTTCTTCACTTGACCCTTGTCACCTTTCTGAAATTATCTTTCATGGCTTTGGTCTTCGCAGACTTTTCACCGTGAAGGGCAACGATGCCTTGATACAGGCCAGCAGACTGAGGTTCCGGTAGAAGAGCGTAGTCACCAACCTTCATCAATCGGGCTGTACGCTTATGCCACCCATATTTGATTTGATAAGTCATGGTTGCAGGATCTGTGTACTGATAAACAGCATAATGCTCCACAGCCTTGATGGGTTTATTGGGCTTCTTGTAACAAGGATTTCCTGACAGGAAGTTAAAGATTTTTTTTATCATACTCATTAGAATGGCACCTCATCATTCATTGGCTTGGGGGCGGGGGCATTTTGAGCCTGACCCCTCTCTTCATATTTATTGCCCCTGAGAGACAGGAATGTCTCGCCAGTCTTGTTGGCAACCTTCTTCCACCCCGCTAAGGACAGAACTGGTTTTTCTACACCACGGCTCTGCTGATCCATGAGGTCACTAATAACCTCATCAGAGAGTTCAAGTTTGCCTGTGTAGTCAGGTGATGTTTCTTTGGTCTTCTTCTTGTTAGAGAACAAGACTCCTGATGGTGGATATTCACTCATGCCGCTTCTCCTTTTGGCTTTAGAGTTTCACTGTGGGCGGTAAAGTTACCTAGAACTTTTTGATATAAATCTTTATCGCCCTTCTTTAGTATTTCCAATGCATCCTTGTTCTGACCCCAGAACTTTCTCAAGGTGTCTAAATCAGCACACTCAGGGATGAAAGTGTTAAAGACCTCTGCAACTACCTTTAGACCCTCTACATCCTTTGTGGAGCCATCTGAGGCCGTTACAGTGACCTTCTGCTCAACACCTTGAGGCAAGTCCTCTCCAGCGTAGATGTAGTGACCCAGACCATGCATTGCACAGCACTTCGCCAAGCATCTCTGCAAGGCAGTATTAACTTGAAAACTGTCTGGGTTTTGAACGGCTTTGTTTTTGTAGTCCAGAACAGGCATTATTTCCGTCTGTTCTTCTTCACCAATGCGCACAGTGACAGCCACATAGGCATAGCCATGCTCATCCTTGGTATACGGCAATCCCCGATCGGGACGATCAGGATTATCGAGATAGGTTTCCGTAGTCCAGATATGCTTTACATATTTGGCTTGAGGAAAATTATTCTTCACCTCACCCCAAGCCCATGCCCAACTCAAGTAAGTTAGGTTATTCTTTTCTTCGGTGTGATCCGAAACATCAACCTTCGATAAGGTCTCCCATACACTGCTCATACTATATCTCCTTTGAACTGTGAGCAAAAATTAGCGACACCGCAGTAGTCGCCCTTACATCGGACATATTCACCTTCGCGGTGTTCTATCTCCAAAACCTTTCCGTCATTACCAAGGGCTTTATGACCCCCAACAAATCCATGTGCTAATTCTTCTGTCTCAAAAACTCTCAAGGCTCTCTTGTTGCCTTTCTTTTTTACAGCCCATGCCTCTCCGCGCTTCCACCTTTCCTCATCACTGCATGATGGAAAGGATTGTGCTAGATCATAATTGATCTGAGCGTCTTGATGCATAGCAACTCTTTCCTTGATGTACTCAATCCTCTTTGTGTCAGGCCACAGAGGGATGTCAACAAGGATGACTGGTGCTTGGGGGTAGTCTTCTCTGCGCTCTGCCTCGCGCCTATTCCAATCCCTGAGTATGGCGCAAATCTGAAGAGACTTAACCTTCATCCCTTTCGTTTTTTGCGCTAGGAATGCGTAACAGTTTAACTGTTGCTCCCACTCAATCTTTCCGTGAATAACAGACCATACACTGGTCACCTTGTAATCAGTAATCTTGATAGCGTTGTCCTCAACCTTTTGGTGATCAACAGCACCTGACAATATCCAGTCATTGACTGTAGCGTAGAGGCGTTCCTCAAGGGTTACCCCCTCATCCTCTGATGCGCTTTCAAGAATGTGGTGAACAGCAGTGCCGAATAGAGGCCAGATCATATCTGCCGCATCTGATGTCATCTCAGAAGATTTTGCATCTCTGAGAAGTCTGACGCGAGGGCTGTCTATAAGGGTGGTTACCGAAATATCAGATAGACCCTTGCTGTATTTATCATTACGAGCAAAGCTAACAAATGATTGCGGTAAATTGTGATTGTTTGTAATATTCATATGAAGTCTCCCAACTATCTGTTCCTATATGCCATATACAAACAGATGTGTCAACAATTGATTGGATTTATTTTATGCCTAGGAAAGTTCATACATTTCAAATACTTGGAGAACCAGCCAGTAAGGCCAACAGCAGAAAGATTGTCACGATGCGCGGAAAGCCAGTGTCTATAAAGTCAGACAAGGCAAGAAATTATGTAAAGACTTTTTGTGAACAATGTGGAAAACTTGACGAATTATTCAAATCCGATGTATGTGTTGAGATGTTAATTTATTATGCGTCAAGAAGGCCAGACCTAGATGAAAGTTTAATTTTAGATTGTATGCAGGGATACATTTACGAAAATGATAGACAGGTCAAACAAAAAAACATTTATTGGGCGCTTGACAGAGACTGCCCCCGAACAGTCATCAGAGTGTCGCCTTTGGAGACAGGTGATATCCCAAGCTATCTCAGATGCCTACCTTGAAGACATAAAACAAAAGAGCATTGTCTCGGAATGGGTTCAAACACAAGACTTCGTAACAGTGTGTGATTTTGCTTCTGTCGAGTTTGAGCAAATGAAAAGAAATTTTGAGGAAATCCTGTCAATGAAACCAGCACTAGCCAAGATGAAGGGTAGGCTGATAAAACATTTATTAGAAAAAGAATAAGTTATATATAACTAATATATTATAATCATATATATTATAATATATTATATATTATATATAACACTCCCATAAAAATTCAGTTTGAATCTTGCTATTGACATGGGTTACCTCTGGGCATATCGTTGTATCAGTTCTTGGAGGAACGTATGAAAATCGAAAATTCCCTTATCGGCACAGCGCACAAGTTAGGCGTTGGGCAACATAGAGTTCAGTGTCCATTTTGCTCCAGTCTTCGGAGAAAAAAGGGCATGAAAGACCTTTCCATAAATGTTGACGACAGTCACGTTTTGTATCATTGCCACCACTGCGAGGAGACTGGTAAAGTCCAAATTGAAACCCAACAAATAAAGCTAAGGAAAAAGCCAATGCAACTTGCGGTAAAGCACGACTACTCAGAACTATCGGACAACGCAATCGCTTGGTTACGAGATCGTGGCATTTCAAAAGAAACCGCAGACAAGGCAAGACTCAAAACATCTAAAACTTTTATACGCGCAGTCAATGCTGAGACAGAGTGCGTTGTATTTCCATATACAAATAAAGGGCAACAATACGCTGCCAAGATCAGAAGTTTGTCTGACAAGGGATTTTCCTGCAATGGAAGCCCACAATCATTTTTCAATATCGACAGCGTGGCAACAAATGATGACTTGATTATTTGTGAAGGAGAAATGGATGCGCTTTCATTCATTGAAGCTGGATATGAGAGCGTTGTTTCCGTTCCAAATGGCGCGGTAATGAAGGTGGTGGAAGCAGAGGTTGACCCAGAAGAAGACAATAAATTTAAGTTCTTGTGGGATGCCAAAAAGAAAATAGACCTAGCTGCGAAAATTATAATCGCCACAGACTGCGACACCGCTGGTCAGGCTATGGCAGAAGAGATTGCCAGACGCATAGGCAAGGACAGGTGTTGGAAGGTTGAGTTTCCAGAGGACTGCAAGGACGCAAATGATGTTCTGGTTAAGCATGGTAAGAAGAAGCTGGATGACATCACTGCATTCTGTAAGCCTTGGCCTGTTGCGGGACTGTATGATGCCTCTCACTTTTACAAACAGCTTGATGACATCTATGACAACGGCATGGGTTCTGGGGCAAAGACTGGTTATCCGAATGTTGATGATCTTTACAGCATTGTTGAGGGGCAACTGACTGTGGTGACAGGCCATCCTTCATCGGGCAAGTCTGAGTTCATTGATCAGATCATGGTTAATCTTGCTTCGCGGGAAGATTGGAAGTTTGGTATTTGTTCATTTGAGAACGAACCACGAATACACATAGCAAAGTTGATCAGTAAGTATCTTGAAAAGCCTTTCTTCGATGGCATGACACCGCGAATGACAAAATCTGAATTGGAACGGGGTAAAGCGTTTATTCAATCTCACTTCTCTTTTGTCTATCAGGCTGATGGTTCGATGGCTACAGTCGAGGGAATTATTGAAAGGCTGAAGGTTGCGGTGATGCGGAACGGCATCAAGGGTGCGATCATTGACCCATACAACTACATAGCCAAGAGCCGTGATATATCAGAGACAGATTGGATTTCAGATATGCTTACAAAGCTGAGGGTCTTCGCTCAGTCGCATGGGATACATCTCTGGTTCGTGGCGCACCCAACAAAGATGATGCGCGATCAGAACGGCAAGATACCGCCACCAAAGGGCTATGATATCTCAGGCTCTGCCGCATGGTTCGCAAAGGCCGATGTGGGGCTAACAGTACACCGACCAGACCCGAACAAGACCGAAAGTCAGGTTCACATCTGGAAGTGTCGTTTTTCATGGGTGGGCAAGCAGGGTCAGGCAAGCTTATACTTCAACCCCATTACATCAACATACACGCATGAACTGGACGATCCATTTGGGGATATGCCGGAACCTAAATATGACGAAAAAAAGTATGGGGAGACACCGTTTTGATTAGATTGGGAAAGCAACTGTTAGAAGAGGCCGCTACCACGATAGACGCTAGGGGCGATCATTACGGTACGCCAATGGATAATTTTACGAGGATTGCCAGACTGTGGAGTGTGATACTCGACACAGAGGTCACGCCCATGCAAGTAGGGCTGTGCCTTGATGCTGTTAAGACGGCGAGGCTTTGCGCTACGCCTGAGCATTGGGATAGTCTGGTTGATAAGGCAGGATATGCGGCGGCTACAGCAGAATGCTTGAAGCCGATTGGTACAGATGATAGTAGTTGACCTGAGAGAAAGTTACCTGTAACTTTTATTTATCACGTTTCATATGTGATTTCCTCCCAAGACCTAGGGGCGGTTCTTTTGAGCCGCCCCCTTTTTGTTTGTGGTGGAATGCATACAGAGTTAGGGAGAAGTGACAGGCTCTGTATGCTTACGGTAGTTCCACGGCTACCGTTCAACTCCCTGTCACTTATTCACGTTCCAATGCATTCTTATTACAGACCCATTAGGCTGTAGGTCTGCAATGTCACCATCGGATGTGTTGCCGACAGTGTATTGCTCACTGTATTTATCAAAAGTCATATATGAAACAGGACGAGCCAACTTTCCTACTTTGTTGCACTCATCAACATAGCTTCTCTTTGCTTGATCAATATTCATTGATACCTCCTACTAATCGCAACTCTCTAGCCGCTCTACATGGGCGTAATGACATCCATCTTCATTTACAGAAACCCTGCGAACTCTAGTGTCGTAGCCTAGAGGTGGGTAACTTGCTTTGTATTCTTCGACTTCTCTGTCCAACGACTTTTCATCATTAGCAGTCAAAACAACTTCGATTGTTCTCATTACCATTGCCCCCTTCTCATAACTTGAATTGCACCAACTGCAAATATAAATATGCCAGAATAAAGTACAACAACTCCAGCTAAAAGATTGTTGTCTGGGTTTTCCACCCACCCGATACCAGCAAACGCACAAAACAATCCAAGCACTGCAACAGATGCCCATTTGAATAAGTTACCCATAGCTTTTACTCCTCATTTTCCAAAGCGCACTCAACAGCTTCCTGAGCCTCAAGAGCCATGATCAGCTTTTGCCTGTTATCCCTATGATAGGGGTGCATAAGCTGTTCAATGATTGTATCCAGACCAACCTCAATGGCATTCATTTCGGCTGGTGTTACCCTAAGATTTATTACAGTCATTATCACTCTCCTCTTCTAACACTTCAATATCGGCATTACCCCAATCAGCACAGTCCAAAGCAATCATCTCTGCCTCTTCATGGTCTGCGGCCTCAGTGTTTACCTCTATGGTAAAAATTACATTAAATTTAGGCATCATCAGTCTCCTCATTATCACGCTCAATGCGTGAGGTCATTGCATCCAAAATTAGGTGCGTTGCCTGTTGTGGGTCTGGAGCGCAGTCATATGATAATTCTACAACAAAGCGCGACATAACATTTGCCACATGAAAAGGGGTTGCACCCTGATTTGAGAACTCCTCTGTCACATCTAACAGACGGTCATACATATCTTCGTATTTCATAATTCATCTCCCTCGATTTCATAATCTAAATACCCACAAGCGGCATCAACACCCAACAAAAACATTTCTTTATCTTCTTCTGTATCGAAAGCATATGTTTCTGTCTTGTCCTGACATGTTCCCCACACAATAGTGATAACGTGATTTGCATTATCAATTTGTTCTTGAGTTTGACCAATACAGTTTATGATTGGTTTCCTGACAAATACTTTACTCATCATATCCCCTCCAATTCTTTAAGAACGTGAGCCTTTACCCTACGGTCAAACAAGGCCTTGCAGTCACCTAGTGTCCGGTGAAAGGCGTGGACGTTGTTTACTGGGTAAGATGGGTCTCCGGTTACGAAATCAAAGACAGGCTTTTCCTTGGATGCCTGACCGTAAACCATTAGCCAGCCAGCGTCTTCAAACGCCTCTTTGTTTTTGACACCGAATGTTTTGACATTGAACACCGTGGTCATCTCATCATTGATGTGATCAAACTGCTTGATCTTGGCAGAATATACGAACCGCAAGCCGCTTGATGATTTGATGATCGGGATGCCCCTTTCCATTACTGTTTTATGCCAAGCGCAGGATAAAGTTACATATATCTTTTTCCAATACTCTTTACCGTCATTCTCAAAGCCAAGGTCAAACTCAGGCTTTTTTCTAATGCTGACATCAAAGGACGAGCGTTGGAACGTCATGTCAAGAACCCGACTGGCAACTGATGCACCCTTTTTGCCGTGGTCTGAGACTGGGTGATAATGCTCCCGCACTCTTTGTTGCCGCCTGATCTTGGTAATAGCGTCAGTCAATTCATCAATGTATGAAACGATTGCTCGCCTTGCGTCAGAGTGGATTTTTTCAAAACCTTCTTGGAACGCACTTGCCTCATCATCCATTTTGTACTTTTCATTCTTGGCAATCGCACTGATGAAAGAGTGAGGGATACCCCACTCTAACTGTGCTTTGCGAATTTGATCTGCCGCAAACGAAAGGAACTTGTGCTGGTCTCTGGTAACATTATCCATATCTATTCTCCCATTTTGAGGACAGCAACCTCACCCCAAGGGGCGGTGTCGCTTCCAATATCAGTTGAAACCCAAAGCACTGGGAAGTCCGGTGTATTGGGGAAGTCGTGTATTTCCAAGTCAGTCAGTCCGACAAAGTTGTCACAAGGCAACTGCTGGTCTTCGATGTAGTCAAACACTGGTGTGACCTTAGTGCCACCCCTGCCATTGATCTCGATTTTCTCAATGACCTCGCCCTGTTCGTAACGATGAACCGTGCGAACTTTTACATCGCAAGTTATGACAGTAACAGAGCGAGGCTTTTGATCTTCGGTGATCGAGTTCATCTCACCAAGGAAGTGTGACAACTCATCGCCTGATACTGACCCTGATGTGTCAACGTAAATGATGACATCGCCAGCACCCACCTTGTCAATGCTGGGCAGATACACGCCCTGATTGAACCAAGCATTCTTTTGCGGTCTGCGCCATGTGTAGTCGTCAGGCTGATCACCGCCGATAAAGCGGTTGAGAACGTCACGCCAGTCGATCTGGCAACGCCGCATAACTTGCACTAGCTGGTCAATCTTGGCTGGCAGCTTGCCCTGAGCCTTGGCAGCATCAGCGGCCATCAGTGTCTTGATATCCAACTCAGCTTCGATCTGGCTGGCCTCAGCATCAGACAACGGCTCACCATCATCACCCTTGGTCTCTATGACACCGCCCCATAACGGTGCATCGTCAGGTGTCTGATCGTCAGGCATGTGTGAATAGATGCGCTCTGCCGCCCAGTCTTTGTACTGCACCCAATCAGGCTTGCTGTCGTGGTACATGCCGTCAGCGGGAAGGGAAAAGCCGTCACCCTTGAGGATATCATTGATGGCAATGTCGGTGCATATATTCCACTTCTTGTGGTCACGGTCACCGATGCGTAAGCAATGCTTGAACACAACGTGCAAGACCTCGTGTGCAATAACGCCCATGATCATGTCCTGATCGTATTTATCAACGAACTCACGGTTCCACAAGATCGACTTGCCATCAGTTGCCATTGTCGGCAGGGCGGTGGTCTCAGTAAAGTTTAGACCCATAGCGCATGACCCAAAGAATGGGTGCTTCAGAACCAATTGTGTCTTGGCTCTGGCAATTTTCAAAT